CCTGATACACAACAAAGCATCTGGTAGCCTAAATAGTATTTAAATCCTTTTTGTATTGTAGTTTTTAGCCATCTTCCATTAATTAGCCAGTTTAATATCCAAGTTGCAAACATCATAATTATTTGTGGACCTACAACCTCCTTATTAACTGCAGGAGCTGGTCCTCCTTGCGGTGGATGCGAGTGTGTAAGAACCTTTCCTGTGATTACAGAAGATGCCCATACGGCCAACGCTGACAATATGATGGGCCATGCGTTAAACTTTGCATGTGCCGCATAGGTCTCTGTATAGATCTTAGAATTAAAATCCCCATAGTATATGGTTAAGGGACTTTTTATAATCTGCCTTCCAAATACGACTGGTGCAGGAGTCCCCAGCTCTGCCGCCTCAGAGGATAACTCAGAGGGCTCACTTGATGTGGAACTAGAAGATGATTTATTTAGAAACATGGATAGGATGGTGGTGATTCCCCATCCTACATAGGGATTGATTGCCATAGTGCTTGCCCTCCTTTATGTGGATATCGTTCCTACGTACCCATCGGTGTCTCTTTGCACAACAGATGAGTCTACCCAGTACACTCCATTTCCGACTTTATCGTCATCGCCAAATTCCGGCGGTACATAAGGGCAGCCGGTGAAGTTTAGCGTATTGCCAAATCGTACAGCGCAGGTTCTAAATAAGCCGTTACAACCTGGATAGATACTTACGGTCCCCATGGGAGTCGTAGGAAAAGGATATCTCATTTTTAAAGTTGTTCCAGTATTAGAAGATATCATTCTAATATCATCACCGTAGTACAACAATCCGCCTGCAAAATAGTTCTCTTCATACTGCGCTAAATCGCTAGAAGTTACAGTAAGCCCTACAACACCATCGATATAAATTTCCTTTTTATAGTCTTCTTTATTGAGCCTGCAAGAGGCATCATAAAGGATATTGCAGCAAAAAAACTGCCGCATAAAGTTAGGCAGTTTACGAGATAACCAGTTTTCTAATGTTACCGTTAATTCGCACTCGGAATCTTGAAAGGCTCCTTGTGTGATTTCGCCGACAAAGACTTTGTCATATGCAGAATGATCTTGATCATGCAATCGAATAATTTCCACTTTCACCTTCCTGCTGGGGGGAGATCCTTTAAATAGTGCAGCTACTGCATTATCTTTATCTACGGTAATCGTCGCACTGGAGGCACCCCCCTGGCTGGAAGGTTTAATACTGTTCCGCTTAATATAATCGGCTGAATACTTCTCGGAGCTTATTACATTATCGACTAGCTTATTAAGCGTTACATCGTACCTGTTTGATGTATATAAATATGTCACAGCCCCATAGCTAAATTTATAACACTCCAAGGGAATGCCGTCTTGCTGGGATTCTTCGTAGTCTGTAATATTACTATCCGCCATCAGGCGTCCACCTCCGATAATGTTACTGTTGTAGTTGCAACCCCTGTCGTATCATAATCCATTGTTAACGTATCGCTGTCAAATCGATAGCGGCACAAGAACGAAATCATTAGAACGTCAGATTTAATTAAACTTTTTCCCAGTGTTGCGTCTAAGTATACTTTTCCATTACTGTCGGAATCCACCGAATACCCGGCGATTGCTAGTATTCGAACTTCCCCAGATTTCATAAATACAATGATTACTTTTCTTCTGGCCATGGTAGCGTAGTATTTCCAAAACAGTGACCATTCTGTTGTTAAGTACATTTCACCGACCATTGCATCACGAACTAGCACTAAATCATTGAGCCATGTCGGTGCATAAAATGATTTTAATCGACCTTTACACTGCATAAAGAATCGTTGAAAATTGTTGATTTCCGATCTGGAAGATAAAATGTAGTCAATTTCTTTCGTCTCAGACGACGACAGACTTTTCACATCGTATTTTACTATGCCAGTGGCGTTATCCAGCTCATTGACATTACGCGAGAAGGTGGCTGGCAAATCCTTTGTCCAGGAAGGAGCTATTGGGAATAGGGATATGCCGTTATAGTATGCCGGAATAACCTTCTGAAAAGGAGTCGTAAACTCCCATATTTCCAAATGATTTTCATTTAGCGCTATGGGAATTGGCAACGATTCATATTCAACAAATAATTCTACATTTAATTGCATGGATGTATTGGACGCCGTAAGTACCGTATAGTCATCTTCCGGTTTCAAATAGCCGTAAGCCACGGGACATAGAATGGTATTACTTTTTGCATACTCTTTTTCCAATATCTCAGTTAACCCAATCGATCCGTCCGCATTTAGCGCTCGTATATAATACCTGTCCCCTCCCAGTATGTCGTTTTTCCAAAATAAAACGCCGCTACATCCATTAAAGGCCCACAAGTAAGTAGGATTGATATAGATATAGGAATGTGCAGCATATGCCTTATCATTCAAAGGACATGCCGCGTGCCACAGGGGGAATTCAATTTTTTCATTTTGTTTCGAGTAGGACAATGCTCTAAGATACTGACTCTGTGTTGCGGTCATACCATAGTAATCGTAAGCTACTGACCTTCTAGGGTATTTTCTCAGTGCTGCTCTTTGTTCTGTGCCATCCCATGCCTTATGGATCTGGGTTTGATACGCGATTGATTCGGATATGGTTTGTGCCATAATTAATCCCACCTTGGCGATAAATCAAAGATTTTTCTAGTGTTGGAAGATGCATGAGTGCCACCGTAATACCACCTAAAAGTGTCCCATAACATCCAAGGCTCTATCATCACCTTATTACTGGCTGATAGTAAATGTTCAGCAAATACCGCGATCATTACATAACTCATACCTTCTATATTACTGCATTGCAATACCCTCTCATCTCTGGAAACCGCTATCTCTTCTGCAGCGTTAACTAGGTCTGCAGGAAAGTTATTAGTTGCCTGCAGACCTTCTGTAGCTGTTAGTAAAATACTTCTAGAGGAACTTTCCCCTTGATAATTAAAATGAAGAGAAATTTCTTCCGGGGTATTTTCACTATGGGATACAAGGCGATTAAATTGTATGTGCTGCTCCCCATCTGTTAAATAATCTTGGTTCATGAAACTGGAATCGATTTCTTTATAAAAGGGCTTATTCGAATCGTCTCTCGTGGCTGCCATGACAATATCCTCGTCCGTTGCGGCTAAGTACTGTACTGTAAATTGGCTGCTATGAATCACTCCCCATGACGCACTAAAATCACTGATCTTTGCAATGTTCGTATGCACCATGGCATTCCCTTCGCTATCCGTTACGGTAAATGTGCTGTCTTCTATGTTCCATGAGTAGGTGTACCCAGGGAGCACTTCGGGATACAGCATATCGGTAACAGGGGTGCCCCACTCGGTTAGATAGGCTCTAAAGTATTTCCATTTCACTTCATTATCAATGCTATGGAGCAATGTGATGATACATAGGCTATAGATACGAGTGGGGTTGATCTTACTGCCTCTGCCGGTAAGGGAGCGGCTACCACTGCTCATTCCTGTATAGTCAGAATACATAAAAGAATCTGCCACGTTGTAGCCTCCTGTCCTTATTGCTTAATCGATATTCCGTCATAGCCCGTTACTCCGCCTCTGCTCGTTTGGGGAAATGCTTGATAATTGATTCCCGAAGAGGGATAATCTACCGAATATACACTACCAGGCGAAACGTTGCGAGTGGATATACAATACACGCCAGGCACATAACCGCATTGGCTGTAATTGGCTAAACCGTCCGGATCTCTTAATACATACACGGCAATGGGTAAGTTTACGGATATGCAGTTTAGTGTGTTAACATTTCTTCCGTAGTCACTAGAATTCTGTGATTGCAAGTATCCGTAATGAGGAATCTTTGGAAGAGTTGTGTCAGTTAAAGAATTTTTATGCACAATTGGAAGTCCTAAACGTTTGCCTGTATATCCTAAACCTGTTGATGGCCCAGAACCTGCCCAAAGAACTTCTGGAGATCTTAGAGGTGCGGCGTCAATATTAACTCTAAGAAAAGTATTTGAAGACGTGTTAGCCCCAAATAATTGGCAAGAAGTTGACTCTGCCACTGATTGTGTCATCGAGGATGCAAACATTCCAGCACTATTATGACTAGCACTAAAAATTGCTCCTCCTGTCCATGTTCCTATTTTCTGCACCTCACCGAATGCTATATGTTGAAAGCATCCTTTGAATACTTCAACAGAAGCGACAATCATTTGTGCAGGGTCTGAGACATGGTTAAAATACACATTGCAAGTTGTTGCCGCATGTAAGGGAATTCCAGCACCTACAAACTCACCCGAAGCATTCTTTGTTGCGCCTGTTTGGTCGTACCATAAACCGCTTGCAGGGGCTTCCGTAAATGCAGTAGATCCTATAATGCCTACTCCATAGTAAACTCCTGTGTTCTGCGTTGGAAATATTTTAGCCCCATTAGCAGAACGCAGATTAACAAAGGTTGTACCTCTTGGACTTACTAGTACCAGTCTTTTGCCATCTGCTACCGATCCGCCGGCAATAGGCAAATCATCCGCTTCTGCTAACACAGACCAACCAGCAGATGCCGCAAAGGCACTTAGCTGAGTAATGAAATCATTCGGGTTTAGTATAGTTGATTTTAAATAGGCCATTTCTAATCCTCCAATCTAATTAACATTCTAAATTGTTTTCCATAGGTCGTAATTTCGCTGTAAGTAGCATTTACTGAGTCATAAGCCGGCGACACGAGGGGCACAGCCCATAAACGATCTTCCCACCCGTTTGGAAGTATTACGCATTTCTTACCACTAAGTGTAACCTCGCCAAAAGTGCTGCCTAATCCAGGCCATGACATGTTGTATAAATGCCCCAGCATTCCGGCACTGCCGGAAGTTGCATCGTTCTGAACTAAATCAAATGTCTCCGTGGCGAATGTGGCAGTATCGTCAAGCACACTAGAAACTTTTGTAACGTCAGTGTTAAGCGGCCTTACTTGATAACCGGCTGTTGGACTAACACGCGCAGGTCTAGCAAAATAAGCAGGGTAATTGGTGGACGCGGCCACCAATGATTGCGTCCAATTAGTAAAACTCTGCCATTCCCCATCGGGCAGGCACACCATTAACTGCGAATTTGTGGCAGTGCCATTTGATGTATTAACACAAGGAACACATGGAAGACTTCTAGACATTGAGTTGTTATCAGATGTGTAGTCTATCATAGTTCCGAAGGTTGTAGCAGATGTTGTCTTTGTTACAACCGTCCTTAGGCCAGAATTTGATCCGGCAACAACGGCAGGAAATGGATACTGCATCCTAGATTGGTAAGGAACGAGCATTCCTGCATGGCCAACGTCCCAATGATCCCCATTGTTTATGACTACTGTTAAGCGGCAGGCGTCCTTTGTTAGCCAAAACTTGAATAGGTTTGTGCTACCATAAGCCATGCCGATTCCAGGATATCCTACTCCAGGATATATTGGAGGTGTTATCTTAGGATTTCCCCCAGTGCTTAAGCTATAGTTTAGTGGGTACTGTCCCAGATTTCCAAACTCAATTGATCCGGGCTGCTCATTCCAGTCTAACCCATCGTTATACTGCTTAAATACCCCAAATACTATAGCAGAACTGCTTTTATAAGCAATTTCTGGCGAATTAAGCATGTAGGAAGTATAGTTAGTCGTCCCCTCTGTTATAATCTGAAAAGTGTTTGATCCGTTTACATGTATGTAAGCCATCCCCTGCTTATTAAGTGCGTTTTTGTTCCATATTAGGTGTCTTCCTATATTAGCACTAGACTGAATCCAATTTTTATAGGTTATCCCTGCCACTATATCTAGCGGCAGTAGCCCAATATAGCTTTTGTTTATGCCATTAAGCCCTTTAGCTTCATATATAGTGCCCCTAGGCCACGGGTCACTACGTTTTACTGTCCACGCATCTGTGCCGTGTATGGCCTCATCAGTGACCCAGGCTGTGATCTGTCCTAGCAGGCTGCTCAAGCTTGTTGCCGTTCCTTTTAAATAGGGCATACCCTAACCTCCTAAAACCACTCAATGGCAAAATATGAATCTTCGGCTCTTCTTTGCACATTGGCAAACACTTTGTAGACTTTATCGTCATAAACAATGCCATCTTTAGCCGATAAATCTTCCCTGTTGCCGATCCAATATACACCATCAAATTGACCAATCAACCCGACAGGATCACTTTCATACAAATACAAGGGGTACATAATAACATTTTCTAAGGTTAACACATCGTCTAATACGGTTAAGGTTCTGGTCGGGGAAATATTAGTGGGCCATACACACAGGTTTCCTAATGTCTCATTCATGCCCACTCGCCACACTCCATCTGGTCTTCTTACTCTAAGTGACGTATTCGCCGCTGTGTTGCCAGGGCAGATGAAGGAACTATGATCTGTGCCTGTGTTGGTCCATAAGCCGCCTTCAAAATAACTGCCCCCAATTACGAGAGGGTATGGATACTGATTTTCGATTGCTATCGGCTTCATTAGTCCCAGGTAAGCGGATTCATATTGAGTTGATAGCTCTACTACGATAATAAACCTGCTGGAATTGGCGCTTACCCAGTAGGTCATGAGGGTACTGGCTACTAGTGGTATAGAGGGCAGCTTTGTTTGTGTAATGGCTCCAGGCTGTTCCCGCCAGCCAAGGCCAGCGTCATATCCCGCATAGCCATTGAGCAAGATTTCTACAGTGCCTCCGGACGCGGCGTTAACAATTTTCATGCCTACATAGATCTCGTCTTCGCCGTCGCCTACGCCTTTTAGAATGACTTCCTGAACTGTATCAATATCAGTAGAAGTTGCAGGAGACATCAGTGTCCAAGCTTTGCCAACATCGAAATTAGTTGTATCCGTTAAAAAAGCAACAACGCCCTTGAGTAATTCAAGGACGCTGTTAGCTGTATTGTTATAGGTTGCCATGTAGTCACCTCCATATATATTATGAGCATAACAAAACCCCGAAATTATCTAAGGATTTTTAGCATTTTTAATCTTCTTTATTGTTTTTAAAATTAAACTGGCCGAACTGCCTTACATTTTGATTAGCTCTATAGATTTAAAAACCTTCCTAAAGAATCGCTGCTTCTTTCTCTATAGCAAACGCAGTTGAAATGGTCACCAGCAACAAAGTTCGCGTCAAAACAAATGTAATTACTGTCACCTAAAATCCGCCTTTAGGATTTGACTATAACTCCAGTTCTTATTTTTCCCTGCCAATTCTATCCCTTAACATTTAAAATCTGCCGCATTGTCCCAGCGTTATTTTTCATAAAGTTCACCATGATCCTCTCGCCGGGTCTTGTCTTTAGATAACGCCCTACTTCATTAGGATCTGTCACATTTACAACTTTTAATGGTACGGTAACATCACCACTTTGTATATTACTGGCAATAGCAGCTGCACCTTCAACGCTCGCCCCCACTAACCCACCAGTTGCAAAACGCGGCATTAGATTATTAGGAACAAAGCCGTTGTTTAAGGAATGGAGAAAGTTCGTCCCATACTTTTGCACAGATGATGCTTTAATAATAAATTCCCCATTTGAAAGCCGAGCAAGGATACTATCACTAGTGGCTGTACCTGGACCTTGGATATGACCGCCTTCGGCAAAAGTACCATCTGCTTTTAAAGGACCTTGTACAACTGTACCATTAACAGTCGGTCGTGAAGCTTGAACCCCAATTCCCAGCATACTCAAAATATTTTTAGTCACTGCCTCAGCATATATTTCCTGAATGGATTGCAGTACAGAACTCGCAAGACTGCGGAAAGCTTCACCAAGATTTTTGGATTTCACTATACCTTCTGTCAGAAAGTTAGAAAGGCCAGCTTCAAAGGTTGTCTTACTGGCTTCGTGAATTCGTTCTAAAAGTGACGGAGTTTTCTCTAATTCATTATTACAATCTGCTAGTTGCGGCGATGTTAAAATACTGCCAGTAGCATCTTGCTCTAATCTGGCATTTGGAAAAGTCTCAGTATTAGACAATGCCCCAGCGGATGAAGATTTTGCTGCAGTCGCATCTAGTCCCAACTCTGACATTATTTGCTTTATCAGTTCTTGCGCATAATTTTGTATTGATTGGATAACGGTAAGAGCTGCGTTCCGGAAAGCTTCACCAAGGTTTCCTTGTGAGCTTTTTACGGAATCATCAGAGATAGAACCTCCTGTAGCATAACTACCTTTACCATTATAGAAGTCCTGGGGTATAAGGCCATTGTTGACACTATCAAGAAAATTTGTTCCCCATTTTTGTACTGCATTGGCACGAATCACGTATTCCCCATTGGAAATCTTAATAAATTTACCTTTGTTTCCAAGCCACGCTAATATACTATCGCTTGTCCCCGTCCCCGGACCGGATACTTGTCCACTCTCTAAATGACCACCAGCAGCATATCTGTTAACAATCATATTAGTTTTCAAAATCTCCTCAATATATTGAGCACGATTTTCTGCAACACTAAGTCCTGCGCTAGCGTTTTCTAAAGCATACCTTATGTTATCACGACTATAGCCTTGTGCAAACATCTGAATAGCTATCTGCTTATCCATTTCAATACCCGACTTTATTTCCTTTGTATCTACAGCATATTTAGCTTTACGACAATATTCAACAAAAGCTTCTCTATTACCAACAGGTATCGTTGGCAAATGCGCAACATCAACTAGATATCCTAACATCGCATGTTGTGCACTTATAATGCCCGTATCAGGCGTACTTAGAATTTCTCCGACACCTTCAGAATATTGCACGCTATATGACTGATTCGATCTAGGCAAGTACATAGTCCACTCAGGGCTCCCCAGCTGTTTATTCATTAGCTCTGGTATCCAATCACCTTCACGGATGATATTTTTCACAGCGATTGAACTAGCATCAAGACCTGGAAAAAAACTACCAATTCCTGCTGGCGCAAAAGCAGTACCTCCTATTTGATATCCTCTTTCGATAGCTAGTTTTGCATTCACAAATTGCACCATCGCCCCGCCTAAAGAATGGCCTGTCATGCCTACAAGAGACAAATAATTTTCTTTACAATATGTTTCAACCTCATCATAAAACTCCATTGCCTTATCAAATTCAGGTGGTTTTATCCCATCGACCATTATAATATCATGGTAATAATTAAGTCTATTATCTGAGCCGCGATAGGCAATGATGACTTCATTGTCTCTTTCACGCTTATAAGCGGCAGCATAAAATCCTATGTCATCATCAGACTTCTCAAGTTTATCTATTTTACTAAAACCATAAATTTCAGGTGAAATAAGATCTTCATCACGATATACTGCATTACTTAGTATCGCGTACTCTTTATCGCTTACTGCCACAACACATCACCTCCTCTGTTAGCCGTTTTTCGTACCTCTCTATGTCTTCCTTGCCACCCCATATACCCACTCGAACGTCATATAGCTGATTGCATCGTGCTAGATTGTCAACACGTACCCCAGCTTCGTAAAAATCTGTTAT